TGTTTTAATGATGGGATTTTCATCCCAGCCATTAGTCTCACCGCTTTTACGGCGAGAAACCTTTGGGTCTAGATCACGACGTTTGCGCTTTGACCCAGGAAGATATTCGAGGTCAGCAAATACTGCATCGAGTTCTTCGTCACTGCGCATAACGCTATCTTATCCCTTTGTCATTGTTAGTGCCCACGTTATCTGCTGCGGGTACATCTCTTCAACTTCTTCTTCTGTAAGTTGGTCGCTATAGAGTGCAGCCATTAACTTATCTTCATCGATAACACGAATAGTTTTGTACAACTCATCACCAAGGTTCTTAGCCTCAATGATTTCTTCACACTTTGCTTCGTTAACTTTGCGCTGTACTCGACGTTGTTTTTTAAAACTCTTAATTCCGTCAATTTCTTCTGGAAGATCTAAGATGATGTGTCCATCGGTATCTGTTTCACCAAGTTCATCAATCTGTGCAAACAACTTATCGCGCAAGGTCTTTGCTTTTGCTTCAAAGTACTCAATCTGTTTCTTAGAGAACGAGTATTCCTTTGCTTGACTAAGCAAATCATCTTCTGATGCGGTTCTTGGTTCTGCTGGCTGTACTCTCGCCATGTTACTCCCCTTATTTTCCTATGATTTTTTGTTGATAAGGAAATTTATCAAACTTCCTACCGTCATGTCAACTCCGCCTTTGGAGTTGATCCCTGAACCATCTAACACAGCCTCTGCGACAGCGTTCTTTTGCTGCAACATGTCGTGCTGTCGTTCTTCTATGGAGTTTTCCATGATCATGTCTTGAATGATCACAGTAGGCCACCTACTGGACGCTCTTTTGATTCGGCCATTTCTCTGAACAGATAGTCCAGCACTCCATGGAAGATCGTAGTTAATTAGCAGGTTGGCGTTTGGCAAATCTACACCATAACCACCCGCGTCTGATGAAATGAATACACGACACGCTGGGTCTGTCAAAAACTTCTCTTTACTGGCTTCTTTTTCTTTGGCATCCATTGATCCTGTATAGAGGGTTCCTCCTACCAGTTCCTGGATCTTTTTTAACATCCCTACATAGGATGTAAAGATGACTACCTTTGCATCTGGATCAGTGTCTAGGTGGTCTTGCACATACTCTTTNAATGTGTTTAATTTGTGTGACTTTTTTGACAACANTAAGTCTCGTTCTTTTAGGCTGTACGCATATGCGCTACCTTCACCGTTTTGTTCTTCAAACTTTTGNGCGCTGTCAGAAAGCAACTCTGGATGATCACAAAGCATTCGTAGAGCAGTAATTTTACTCATGATAGAGCCGCGCATTGCGTCTGCTGGGCCACTCTGTTTGCTGTCGTGACCATAGTGGGCTGTTAAAGAAAACCCAGATCCTAGAAGTTGTTGGGCTTCCATCAACTCATTGCAAAGTTCTTCGGCAATATACTTGTAGAGTTTTTTATTGTCAGCATCAAATTGAATAACGATTGGATCTCTATAGATCGTGTCTGGAAGATATGGAGCAACATCTTCATCAGTCTGTGTTTTTCTTACGGATGCCTGTTGAACCTTGTCATGAAACAAAGGTAGGTTTCTATAGCGTTGTACACCACCAAAGTGATTTCGCACGATAAACGTTTGATCAAATAAATCAAACCTTCCAAGGAGATTAGGATCGACAAACTGCATAATCGAGTACAGTTCTTCTGGGCGTCCGTTCTCAATAGGTGTACCAGTCAGCGCAAACCTTATCTTTACATCCTTTGAGAGTTGTTTGACCTTCTTGGCCCTTTGGGAACGGAAGCCTTTTATAGCGGTTGCTTCATCGCAAACGATCGCACCCCACTGCACATCTTTTATAATGTCCCAGTCATTGACCACTGCTTCATAGTTACAAATAACATAGTCGGTAGATTCTGCCCATTGACTAATTCGTTTAGTTTTGCTTCCATCTACCACNGTCGATGTTGAATCAGAAAACTTTGCTATTTCTTTTTGCCATTGGTATTTTAAACTTGATAAACAAATTACCAAAATAGGATTTGTCAGTTCTTTTGTGTCATGCATTTCTTCTAAAGCAGCGATAGACATGGCAGTCTTTCCAAGACCCATCTCATATGCAACTAGCATCTTTTTGCGCTCAACCATCTTGGCTACTGCCTCGACCTGATATGGTTTTAAAGATTTTTTAAAAGACATTATTCTCAGGGTTATCTATTGGTGTAGGGGTCGTTACCAAGGTACCGCAATCATCGCACTCAGCATCCAGNAACCACATCNCTATGTTGTAGTCTTCAAACATTGCTTTGACATTAAAAATGAGGTGCCCACAGTTAGGGCAAGCGTGTGTAGGAACTCCCCGCGCATCTAACGTCATGCGTAGGCTTCCTTGCCATAAATCATGTGTTTAGCAGCCTCTAACCCACGCGCTATTTCTTTCTCCGTCATATCTCCAACATCTTTAACGTCAATTCCAGAGTAATTAAAGTACCGAAGATCAAACCCATACTTGCGAGAGAAGCCCAGCATCTGTTCGGATGCTTTCTTTCCTGCTTGGTCGTTATCAAAGGCAGAGATCAACTGCGTTGCTCTACGCATCAACTTTCCTTGATCTTCACTAATGATTGCGCCGTATGTAGCGATGGCGTTGTATCCCAAACCTGTTAAACGCACAGCATCTAAGGGAGATTCAACAACCCACAACGGTTTAGACTCATCAAGAATGTGCACACCAAANACAGTCTTTGATTTCTTTACTCCTGCTGGGTAGTTCTTAAAAAACCTACCTGTTGAACCTTTCTCTTGCCATCCCCAGAGAGAGAAGTCATTAGGCTCTCTGATAGGTAATATCCATGCGCTGTTCTTTGTATCCCAAACAACTCCGTGCGCATCTGTTGCCTCACGTGTAAGAAATCTCTTCTTGAGTTCTTTATCTGGNACATCGGTAAAGACTGCTAAACGTGCTTCTGACATNCCAATAGGTTCATCTGGAGTGATGTATTGGGGAAGGTCTTTTAATCNCTTCATAAGAACATCTAGGGGCAATTCTGTTTTTTCTTTGAGAAAGTCTTGGATATCAAAATGATCCATGCCTTTGAGATCTCTAACCAGGGTGTACATGTTTCCCTTGTACCCACAAGAAAAGCATAGGTGAACACCTGTTTCTAGGTTCACCCACCATGAGGGGCTATGGTCATCGTTACCTGTGCGAGCCTTGTGCATGGGGCATAACCCATTAACTTCNTTACCTCTTTGGGCAACCATACTTACATCAAGGTTAAGAAGGACTTTCTCTGGATCCATTAGCGACTAGCCATGTATTTCATACAGAACTGACACTTAGACATTTCATCTTCATCATGGAAGCAACCAATTTCCCAGTTCCATGTAATGGGAGTCTCTGTTGGTGGGCAGTTACGGCTAGATACGATNCGCAACTTTCTTACTTCGTCGTCTTCCTCTACAGGCTCTAATCCCAATATAACATCTGAGTCCTGGAANAATGAGGATGAATAACCGATGGAGTCTGCAGTCACTTTGCCACCACGCATCTTCCAAAGCAATGTCTGAGTGGTAATGATGACTGGTTTATTAATCTTCTGTGCAAGTCTTTTAAGGCCGCGAGTAATGTTAGTGATGGCTTGTGGTGTGTTCATCTCACCTGAGATCTCATCTAGCATCAAATAAACACCATCTACAAAGACCACATCAGGCTTTGTTTGTTGGATCTTTGCGGCGAGTGACGAGACCGTAAGACCGTTGACAGCATCCACAAGGTGAAAAGACTGCATCGTTTCAAGTTTATTGAGGGAAGCAATGTAACGAGCATCTTCTACAGGAGTTAACTTACCTCTACGCAATCGTGTGTGAGATATGTTGGCTCGTATGGAGTCGTGACGTTGTTGCTGTTCTTTGTTGTTCATCTCAAAGGATTGGAACATCGGCACTTTACCTTGCTCGTGGATATTGATAGCAATCTTCAAAGCAATTTGAGACTTACCTGTTTTTGGTGGAGCGATGATTGTGATGAGTTGACCGCCTTGTAACCCCGCAGTTGCTTCATCAATTTTTTCAAAGCCAGTAGGTATTCCTAAGAACTCTTGGTTCTGTAGTGATTGATACTCTTTATAACGTTCGTCAGTATTCTTAGACAAATCCATCTCGTGAGTTCCAAGAACGCCTTGCTCATTGACGCGAGTGAGTGTGGCTTCCATCGAGATGAGTGCTGCTTCATGGTTGGAATCTTGCAGGTGCTCAATCGCAGACTCTAATCCTTGACGAGTGAGTAAGTTGCGACGAAAGGTGACCATCGTGTCAAGAAGGTAATCAATTGCGTCTTCTACATCTAACACTTTGTAATTTGGATAATGATCTTTGACAACAACTGCGGTAGGGACTTCGTTGTACTCGTTGTAATGGGTGATAACAAATTCCCATACACGACGGTTGTCATCGTCAAGGAACCAATTTGATTTTACATCGCGTTGAAGGGCGGGAATTAAATCTCTATCCCGAATTACTTTGCTGACTAAGCGGTGTTCATTATCTGCTGCCATTGTGCCCCTCCTACAAGTTATCTAGTTCTACTCCCCAAGACCCGTACCGAGCGACTCTACCAGGTAAATCAACTACCCCTTTAAAGTTTGCTCTGTAAGGCAGGTCATCAATAAAGTTATCGATGTCGTAATACAGTTCTGCGTAATTAAATGGGTTGGCTCCTCTTCGGTCTAGCCTATCCATAAAATCTTCTAAATGTTTTTCAGTCCAATNATCTGTTCCAAAGGCTGCTAACTCCAACGATAGACCGTACTTGTTTCCTAAATCCCACAACTGCTTTAATGCTAATGCATTGAGTCTAGTTATCTTTTTNTCTGTCGATGTGCGAAGTAACTTTTTTGTGTCCACCATTTCGCTGATAACCACAACATCGAGAAGGACAATAAGACGAGGAGGCGTTTCGTTCGAGATGTCACCATTCCTCATATGACCTCAATAGTAGAGTACTTTAAGATCAGTTCTCTAAAACGGACAGGGTCATCAATTGCATCAGTGACTTCATCTTCGCTAACTCCTTTAGGAACACTGATTGCGTAGTGACCATTGTTAACTCTGCTCTTAATGTTTACGTACTGTGTGTGCTTGCAAGAGCCTCTCTTTTTCCAGACAGGACAAGTGCAACGAGTGTCTTTGCTATCAGTATCAATCTCGACTTCAAATACTCCAGCGCCCTGTGGAGAGATGAACAACTGTATGGTGCGCCAACTGGTGTCCATACTCATCTCCTTCACTCCTGGCCTCGCTTATCAGCACCGATGATGGGAACTCGTACAAAGGCTTCTTGAGCAAAACTTGCCATAGCCTCTGAGTACTGGGCTTCCCAGTTCTCAAGTTTAACATTTGTTGTCACGATTGTCGGTAAAGCCTTGTCGTATCTCAAGCGAAGAATCTCATCAAAGGAGGCGTCGTCGTACTTAGAGCCGTACTCTTTACCCAAGTCATCAATTACCAAGATGCGAACATTTAGCCAATCAAACCGAGACCTTCCATGAAATCCATCTATTCGATCGGTGACGCTGTGGTCAGTTTCACTATCAAAGGTTGATTTCTTAAGTGACAAAAACTCTGGGTAGGTTAGGTAATGAATTGGGCGAAAACTCATGCCAAAGTCGGAGTTCTTTATGCCAAAAGCGTGCGATAACGCGGCATCATCGTCAGGCAATCTGCGAATGATCTCCATGGCTGCAACAACTGCGTGAGTCGTCTTACCAATTCCTGGACCACCATCAAACAAAAGTCCAACACCAGTCGTACCTANGTTGCCTACGTTCTTGATGACCTGACCCTCAATGACTGTATCGATCCAATCACGAATTTCATCTGGAAAATATCCAGCCTTCTCGATGATGTCTTTAGGTTCTAACCCTAAAAACCGTGAAGGAATGTTGGAGGTACGCAGTANCCAATGCCGCTTTAAAGATGNAAGTTCATGAACGTTGTACATCTACGCCTTAAAGGTTAACTCTCCAGCAAAGGAGATTTTCTTACCTGCGGCATCAACTGTCTCTCCAGCAACTAACTTCACACTCTTGCGAGGTGTAAGTTCTAGAACCTTTGATTTAATCCAACGCTTACCTGCTGATGCGTTCTTCCACGCTGATGACAGAGCCACCTCAGCAATATCACCTTCACCAAGTACAGAGACAAATGCCATCCAGCCGCCACCTTGCTCTGTGTTCAGTGTGAGATCTGCGGTGAACTTCTTAGTTACTTTCTTAGCCATGTTGCTCCTCGTGTTATTAGATGTGTTGCTGTTAACGTNATTAAAATTACTAACATGTAACCAAATACTTCTCTCACTTGCTTGCTCCTTTGAGCCGCTCTTCGTGTCGTTGCATCTGTGCACGACCTGACATCGTGTTTTGGAATGTACGACCATCGCTGGCAGTGAGGACACTAGCAGATACCTTTGGTGATTCGTCAAACTCTTTGCTGGCGATTCGTGAAAGCCCAAGGTTCTGTCGTGCTTGGTTCATCTTGGTACGGAAAGACGCAAGGAAGCGCTTGTAAAGGTACGGCGCTTCATCTCCAACATCTGTGAAGTTGCGTTCATCAGCCATNAATAGACGGAGCAACTCCAACTCTAGGAGTGGGGTGGTTTGATATTGGGTTCTGAATTTGGCAAGGGCTCCTGAGAGTTGCTTGACGTTGACGGTGCCTGGGAGTAACGGGAACTTGCGGCCAACTCTGTAAGAGAACTCAGCAGCGACGTCCATGGCAGTCCACTCATGCTCTGGTCTTTTTCCACGGGTTCTGGGATCGTTCTTTCTGATCTTAGGCTGCGGCGCATCCCTGTCCTCAACAAGGCCATAGCCTGCAAGATCTTCGCCATCNTCGTAGCCTTTCATTGGGATAAGAATTTCCCTTCGAATCTCTGATTCAGAATATTTTAATTTATTACTATTTGTAGTATTACTACTAGGTACTAGTTGTATATCTGTAATATTACTATCTGAACTAATGATCACCTTATCAGGTGAGGATGGGTAATCTACCGTCAGTTCAGATTTTTCAGATGGGTAATCTGGCGTCAGTTCAGATGGGTAATTTTCCGTCAGTTGGTAGATGTTCTTTCCCTTGTAGCCGTTGGCTCGTCGGGTGTTAACCACGGTAAAAAACCCCCTGGATTCTAAGGCTTTAAGGGCATCTCTGACAGTTCGATCACTAGATTTGCCAGTCTGACTACCTAACTCGGCTACAGAAGCCTGTAGACGGCCTTCTGAGCCCGAATTCAGGCACATAAAGGCCAGCAGTCGGAACTGGTAATCGGTTAGGTCTGACGAATAAGCGCCCTGAGGGATTTGCACGGCGGCAGACTACTCCTCAAATGGGTCGACGTCATTACGACCCTCCATGTTGTCTATATGGGCATTGACCTCCTGGGTTAGCAGGGTTACCACCTTNGTGGTGATGTACCCCGCCATCAGTTCAACCAGTCCCATAAAGGTGTCTTCAATCAGGTCAAGGACTTCGTCTTCATCCATATCCTCTGGGGCAGAATCCACATCGATAACATCCAACCCATCCAAGATGCTCCATGTTTCTACTCCGTAGTCTTCTACAGAGTGAAGGACAGTGTGAGCCTCTGGNCTGTCATCCCACGCNATGGCTAGTACNTCTTCAGGGATGTTGATCATCTTTATAACTTCTTTAATAGGACTGCTTACCTTTGTAAAGTGTTTAGATCCGCTAAGTATTGTGTCAGTAAAATCGCTGGACTCTGAAAAATAAGCGTGGAACTCAACACCGTGTTTCTTGATGACATTCCATACACTCTCAACAAATATTCTATTTTTTGTTATGGGAAACAAAATAAATGGGTCGTCATACATCATGACGAGTTGTTCTAACCCATCAGATACATCGATGTCTTGGAATGACACTACAGAGATTCTTTTCATAGGCGTGGCAACTGTCTACGCGCTTCAAACACAACAGGTTTATTGAGGTATTTGTTTATGATTAGAGATAAAAATGCTGCTGCTGGAACTGCCACTATTAGTTTGAGATCCCAATACCCTAAAAGATATAGCGCTCCAAGACTTAAGGGCATTGGAAAGAGTTTGTTGAGGAATGATTTCTCAACAATTATGTATGTAACAAGATCTAAGAACTCAATGGCATATGTAACTGCCATTCCTGTGATGAGTACTGCTACGAGTAGGTTGGCCATGGCCGCATACTACACGGTCAGGTTGGTATACTCCACTGCATCGTAAGTTCGGACACGCCAAAAAACGTTTTCTGGAAGCCAGTCAGTTACGGTCTTGGCTAAGGCTAAGAGTTTAAGGTCTTTATTTACGTACAAATAGGACGGTGAGTTATTGGCTGTACCTGACCACACAACCCCTGTAGACGATGGCAAAGAACCGTCCATGTAATCTGTTGGGGCAAAATGAGGTGTAGTAGTTGGATTAAATCTAAAGGTGTTTTCAAACTGAACAGCATCGATGTAAAAAGTTCCTGCATCCCCTGAAAACACAATCTCATAAGTATTNGTAGTTGCTATTGCATCAGTCAAATCTGTGCCAAACACACGAGTCCAGTCAGCAAAAGTTCCTTGTGGGTATGGGTCATTGTCGATAATATTTCCGTCTATATCTCTACCAATAAAAGTCATGAGGATGTCAGAGGAAGATTTTACATACGCAGATCCTGTGTAGTACTTACCAGGAAGTATTGTTACTTTATTAGATGTCAATGTCCATGGGCCAGTAGCAACAATCTTGGCACTCTTACTTCCTGAGTACACAAGGGCAGGAACATCTGAAACAGTAGACAATGTTGCAGTTCCTGTCAGTGTCCAGTTGTCTGTTGCGTTATTTTCAAATGATGGATTGTAAATTAAATTAGATTTATTTGGGTTAAGAAGGATGTCTACTGCGCGAGCCTCATCATAAGATGCAACTGCTCCAAGTTGAAAAGAAACACAGTCAATGTAATAAGTTCCTGCTGCAGACCAACCAAAGCCAATACTTGCGTAAGCAGCATCTACGTTATTTGTAGAGGGTACTGCAAACCCAGATTCTGTAATCAGTGATGTACCTGTAAATGAGTTAGAGATGGTAAAGGTTGTCCCTGTTACTGAAGCAATGGTTGCATTAGACAAGTTAAATCCAGCGGTAGTAAACCCAGTTATGGTTATTACTTCACCCGTTGTAAATGAGTGAGTTGTAGGTGTGGTGTAGGTTACAGACCCAGAGGCACCAACAGCGCTAGAGATTGCTGAGGTGTAATACTTAGGAGCAGTGACTGTATAAGTAATTTGTTTCCATGTTCCTGTTGCTGTTGTTCCAGATCCAGGAGATAGATATGAGCCAATTTGAACACCGTTCTTATCAAAAAATCTTATTTCTGGTTTAATAGACCCAGAACTAGACGGGGAAATAACCTGTGAAGATAAAGTGTATTGACTTCCAGGTGTTACAGGTATACCTCTTAATATCGGAAGATCTCTTCCTAACACCATGTATCCAACACCTGCTGCAGTAATTTTGCATGAGTAGTTTAGGTCAATGTATTTAGAAGTAAGTTGAGGTACAGGTGCTTCATCTGTGCTAGAAGATAGCGTTGCGTTTGTTGCTACCCACTTACCTGTGCTCTTATAAAATGTAGAATCTTGAACGCTAAGAAGTAAATTATTAGAAACAGTTATAGTTGGTGCGTAGTTAGTAAGAGACTCAACATAGGTAGACAACCCATTTAACGTTCCTTTATGGGTGTACATGTAAAGCGCTTCACGTACTAATTGCTTTTGACTTTTAATTGACATACCAGGTTCTGGAGTTAACCCATAGTTCTCAGTTTCAAGAGGTAAAAGTGTTACAGGAGTACTTATTCGGGTATGATCTGGCAACAATAGATCTAAGAAAGTTAAAGATTCATCTAAAGTAAATCCCACACCATCTAAAAAGTAATAAAGATCAGAAGTAAGATCAGGTTCACCAATAGGGCTTTGTTCTTTACTGGTGTAAACTCTGGGAAGAGACTGAACCAAAGAAGTTGTGGTGCCATGTGAAGAAGGAACTACATCATAAACTGCACCTGCAGCAACCCAAACATTATCTGATGTAAACAAAAACATTGAGTAGTAAATAGGTTTACCAGGAACGATGGTTATACCAGCAGTATCTTCTACTCCTCCACCATCATTAAAAGATTGCTTTGTTGCATTGGTAGTAACTTGTTCCCAAACAATAACACCATCTTCGGCAGTTTCAGGAAGGCTATTTTGATTTCTTACTAAACGAATAGCGGAATATGTTCCTGAAGGAGGTTGCCAATTAACTATAACTACAGTTGGAAAAACAACTGTAAGAGACATTGGTGATACAGAGTCAGGTATCTGATTGGTTTGCCCATAGATACTTTCTCCATATACTGCTACGCCATAATTAGCCACAGACTATTCCTTATGCTCCAATAAGTAGAAGTGCATTGATGCTTGCTTCTGGAGTTGCCCAAGAAGCCGATGATCCATTTGTTGTGAGGTAGTTTCCTGCCTGTCCAGATTGAGACGGAAGGGCATTGATGGTAGACCAGGTGTAATCGTAATCTGTTCCTGAAGACTTGGTAAGTACTTGCCCAGTTGTTCCCCCTGCTGGGTTACCTATAAGAAGAGCCTCGTTAATTCCGTACTCGATATTAGCAAGGCGAGCCTTAAGAGTAGGCCAGTTAGTAGTGACCTGATCAAATACACCGACCCAACCAGAACCAGTGGTGATGTTTGTACCAAGGTTGGACTCAACAGCACTGACTTCACTTTGAAGGTCGTTAACGTCCGCAGCCTGAACCGTAGTGATGAAGTTCAGTTTTGTGCTGAAATCGTTCTTGACGTTACTTGGATAGTATGCAGTCATGAGTCTGCCTTTCTGCTTCTAGACTTGTATTTTCTCTGGTTTGCCCCCAATTTACTGCCTTAACTTGGGTCGATGTCGGGGGTTATCTCTAGAGTATGAATCCTAGTCTCATAATTTGCTAACTTTTGAGCCATAGCAATCAAGGATGCAGTCATATCAACTTCAGTAGTTCCATCAGGATTTTTTACTGTAACGATGTAACTTGATATCGCTGTTAAAGAAACCGTATTGTCCAAGGGTTTAACTAATACTTTTTTATTTTTACCTTGGTTGGTTCCAAAAGTTCCCATCCAAATGGGGTATTCAGGATCTCCACCAATAAACGAAACCCAAACACCTTGACCTATTACAGGTACTGCAGGAGAGATGNTGGAGGGATCAACTGGCCATGCCCAATCAGTAATTTCTGATCCAGTTGTTTGAGGGATAGAAACACGGAGTCTACGTTGAGATTGCGGGTCCTTGTTATCTTGGACTACTCCCCTATAAATTCCATAGTGTCGTTTAATATCATCCACTACATCGTTCCAATATTGATGTTGCTTACTTGGAACCTAAAGAGTTCATTAGGAGCGCCAACAAGAGTTGAATAGGCAGTAAATGCACCAGTACCTGTTGCGGTTCCAGAAGTTTGAGTACTGGCTACTGTAAAGTGGGTTGAGTCTGCAACCGTNGCAACGGTGGCAGCAGTTACGTTATATCCGCTAGGGGTAAAACCAGTAATCGTCACGGTTGATCCAACACTAAGTCCGTGAGAAGAACTTGTTGTGTAGGTAATTGCTGTACCAGAAGCCGCAGCATTGGTAACAGGTACTCCGTAACGGTATAGCGCGTTTACTCGCGCAGTTTTAACACCAGGCAAACCATTTAAAGCAGATTCAATATCTTGAGGATAAATTTTTTCTTGGAAGGATACTCCGTTGTATCCGTAAGTAGTGTTAATCGTTGAAAGTATGGAGTTTGTCACATCTGATTGTTTGTATTTAGGGTCTAATGAATACAGCAAGGAAACCGCTACATCAATGTATGTAGGAGGTTGAATGGTTAGTGAACTACCAATAAGCAGTTTGTCTGCCATATAAGCAGAAACATTTGCAGCCAAAGTTGTGTACTCAGATGAGACAGAGTTATCTGTATTTAATCCAGGTTGTAGGTCTGTTGTTCCAGCATTTCTTGTAGGAGCAATATAGAGAGTTACAGATGTCCATACCTCGGCTGTGGCATTTGCTTTGCCTACATTGTTTACACTTAAAGCCAAGTCTGAAAAATCTTTTAAAGTAACAGCGCGATTAGCAGACCTCAAAGATGCTGGTGCAGAAATTCGAATTTGGTCTGTGCTTTCTGGATTTGATCCAGCAATAGCAGAGGTTCCATTTGTTACTGTGATCGTTCCCTTTAACGCAGTTACTTGTGAATCAGTCAAACCAGGAACATATGAAATATTTGTTGCAATATTTGTTCCAATGTTACCAACATCTCCACCTCCAACAATGTAGATAGCACGGATTTGAGAGTATGGAACAGGTATTGACCCAGAAACCCCATCACCAAAGTTAATAAATATGTTGTCATTTTCATCTGCGTAGGTTGTGTACACTAAATCAGATGAACCATAATCAGTAAGATGTTGTACTTGATTCCACTGCGAATAAACATCGCCGTCTTGAATATACACTTGGATAGTTCCGTCTACAACTGGTCTATGTAAAATCATATACGATTGATTTGGAGCACCATCGGATGTACCAATAAGTTCACCATAGGTAGGTACTGCTGTAGGTGATACTAAAGTAATAAGTTGACCTTCAGTAGCCAATACAGTGTTAGAAGTACCTGCAACAACGGTGGCATCATTGTTTGTTGTAAAGTATAAAGTCTGTACTACATCTCCCGTAGTTACTTGACCAGAAATAACAGTTCCAGCAGGAATTAGTTGATCAGTTATTCCTGAATTGTAAAACGTAAGATTGACATAAGATTGACGATAACCTGCAGGAATGTACCCAAAAGTTTGAGCAATATTTAATACGCTATTTCTTTGTGTTGCAGTATAGATGGAGTTTTCATTTGCATTACGGTCAATATAGTAGGCAATTAGGTCTCCCATGTATGCCATAGCCTCAACAAAAGCAACACCAAAATCAGCGGGGTCTGTTGCTGTCCAACTTGGAATTCTTGCTTGAATTCTCTTTATAAGTTGTTCTCTAATAGAGTAAAAGTCTCTTGATGTGTAGTCAACAGATACTGGAATAGTAGAAACTTGTGTTGTCACGTTATCTCCTCGTATGGTGGGTTAGATCCTGCTAACGAAATGACTCCAAGGCTTGTGGACACTTGAGTATTGTTTGGCAATAAGTAGGAAAGATTTACAGATACGGTGTTTGTGTAAATGTCCGTAGTTGCTGTAACATTTTCTAAAACAAGTGTTGGAAGATACGTATTAAAAGCCTTTTGGATCTCTACCTGTATTTGCGTAGCCGCATCGGTGTCTTGATCAAACAATGAGTAAGGAATTAACGTCCCATAAGAAGGTCTCATAACACGTTCTCTAACAGCAGTACCTATTACAGATTTAACACGATCAGCCCAAACAACTTTTTGATCTGAAGTAAAGGAAATTTTACCTGAGTAATCAACCTTAAATGGTAAGGCAACAGCAACTTCATTAGCCATCACATACCTACCCATCTTCTTGGTACAAGACTATACCCTGTGTTTTTTTGATCCACTATGGACGTGGTTGCACTTAGTGTATAGGAGGTAGCGGGATTAGATCCCGCTGTAGGGTAGGACAAGTTTACGGCTGGAACTGGTCCAGCAACAGATGGTCGCGTAGCGCTTGGTTGGTTTGTGCCAACTCCATCTGTAGCGCATGAAAACTCTACAGAGTATTTTCCGTCCATAGTCATTTCGTGTTTTGCAGAAGTGACAATCCAAAAGCCATCTGAACTTGTTCCAGTATTTCTTACCTCTAGAGTACCCCAAGGAAAAATTCGAGGGTCACCTTGTCCGTTTCCCTTTCCAGGTATTGACAGTCTAGATAGGTGGGCTTTTCCATCCGCTAATGCTTTTGCCATTGAGTCACTGTTGGCAACAACTCCAGATTCAATCTTGGAAAACAAAGGTTCTTTAGTTGTTTTACGTATAGAAAAACCTAGTTTATTGGGAGATGATTTAGAGGTATAAATTTTTCCTGTTACAGGATCTACACCTGAAACTACTTTAGTAGTTCTATTATTAGATGTTTTTTCTACAAAATCACCTAACTTTGATTCAAAAAACTCTAAAGTTTGAACATCAAAAATTGCAGTCGTGTTTGTAAACGGATCTAAGAAAGACATTACAGGAATAGTAGTCATAAATAAATCAATCATTGTATCAATTGGGTGGAAGTGTAATTCTGAACCCAAAACTTGAACACCATACCCAATCTTGTTTGCTAATTCAACGCATTTTTCCCAGTAAGTATGCCCAGACATAGATATCTGACTAAATTTAATGTTGCTAGAAGTCACTATTGGTTTTAGTTGCGATTTTTTTGCAATTTCCGTAACAACTTGAGATGCCGTTGAGTTTACCCAGATCTTAGATACCTGTTCTTTTAGCGGGTAAGACCCACCAATGCAAACAATCTCAACATATTTATCTAGAGTTTGGTGTGTTGGGTATTGAACATGTGAAACGTAACCAATAAAAGTTTTATCAACTTTGTCATTTCTCCAGTAAGTTTTAACAGGTGTACCAGTTTTAAACGAGTCAACAATTAAATGGTTAAAGTAAGCAAACCGTAAAATCATTACATCATGACTGTTAATGTGTTGGTTTAAAGTTATTTTTTTAGGTTGAGAATTAAAACTAGGATAGTCAGGAAAAGTGACCTGATAATCATTAGTAAATTTACCTTGACGTTCAGGGTCACGCACTTGGGAACCTCAACAATGTTCCAGGAACAATTGTTAATGGGTTAATGACCTCTGGATTTAAATCCATAATTTTCCACCAGTACTGTGAGTTACCTAAAAATTTATTAGCAAGAGTATCTAATCTATCTCCATCTTTCCATTCGTAGATATAAAACTTAGTTGAGTACACAGGCCAGTTACGACGAATGACTATGTGGTATTCCTGGCGTTGCGAATCCCACGCTTTTGGAATAGTTCCATCAGGGTTTGTTACGGGGTTTGCATATCTGCTATCTGAGTAGATCATGATGTTGCCGTCACTATGTTAGAAGCAGTAATACTAAGGTCGTCGTAGTAACGAGTACACGTCATATTCACAGTTGTAAATACAGGAACCATTCGTTCATTAAAGATTGCATGGTTAACGTCTAAAGAAGATACACGAACTAAAAACCTTAAGTTTGCTCCTAAATGGAGTTCAACTGGCATAGGCATTAACCAACCTTTATCTGCTGTTGCTATTCCACCAACGCTTGATATGTACTGTGAGTTATATCCACCAGTTGCCCTAAACAGATACTCTAGATCATACATAGTTCCTCGATCGTAGATAAGGCCGCGTTCTTCTGAAGCCACGGTATATGGGTACGGAGAAGAGTTTGACGTTATAAAATCCCCATTGCTATTTTTAATGCGGGACATATCTTCAATACGATTTAAAACCAAAGAAAAAGTGACTGTGCTTGCAAGCAACCCATTACCAACAGCAGTAGCAATATCTTGACCACTTTGCTCAAACTGCGGAGAAAATGACTCAACAATTCCCCACGTCATTCCAACAGAGGTTGGGTTGTATAAAAATTTAAAACCATAAGGTGTCATATCGTTCTTTAATCCAGTTGCAGGGTTCTTACCTGTTCCATGGGTATTTGAACTAATATCCATTGCCAAATCTTGACTCATTTGAATAGCACCTTTTGCACCCGTAAATGCCCCACCATCGTCAGGTTTCCAAGCAGATTTTGCGTTTGTCCATGCTCCTGGACTAGTAATTAGTTGATCGTTATTTGCAGAAAGTACTTGTGGACCAAATTTTAAATACGAAGATGAAGTCATTGGAGCGTTGTATTTGTAAGGTTTTAGGTCACCTTTTAACGGTGGTGGTGCACCTGTTGTGTTTGTTTTAGCAAGTTGACCATTTTTATTTGCTAGATTTGCTGCATTTAATGCAGCCATATCTGCATCTAGTATTTTTTTAGCAGCAAGAACATTGTTTTTTGCAGTAACTAAATCAACTCCAGTTTGACTTTGTTCTGCCTCCACATTTTTCCATAAAGTGTATGCATCTTGTATTTCTTTTTGACTTGATGATGACAATGTTAAAATATCTACTCCTGTATTATGATAAGGAGGTTGTTTAACATTGTACTTTTCAACTATTAAATAGAGATAACCATTAAAAGTTGTTTGTCTATAATGATCTTGATCTTTTAATTTTTTTATAAGATTATCTAGAATTTTTCTAGCCTGATCATAAGTATTGTTTTGAGTACTAATTGCTTGAGTATCTTGCTTAATAATCGCTGCATTAGCAGCAAGTTGCGCAGAAGATAATGTTATTTTTTTTGGAGTGCTCATTATCTATTTCCCATCATAGAGATGCTGTTGTTTTCTTCAAGAATTGTTTGTACTTTCTTTGCAAATTTTACAGCCTCGTCTTGTGAGGCTTGAGCGATATTTACAGTGATCTGTACATTTGTAGACCCACCTTGTNGAGGGGCAGTTATAGATGCACCAAATCCAGAGTTACCTCCACCATATCCTGGGATTTTAGTTCCCCAAGCAGAGTGGTTTACTGCGCCAAGAACTCCTGCTGTGTCATTGCCCTTTAATAAAGCAGCACGAATAGCCGCATAACCTCGTTGGTTTTCTTGCAAGGTAGAAATGTTTGACTGTAATCCTTGAGAGTACGATGTGTAAGATTTAACTCCAGCAGAGTTCATATCCGTAGCACCACTTGCACCTAGTGTTGTATTGAGGGGATTGTAGTGCGCAGAGTTTTTCCACTGCCCACCCTCATAAGCCATCCATGTAGTCATTGCTTTTATGTTGGCTGAGGTGGCGGGAGCACCCATTCCCTTAAGAAAATCTGTAGCCCACGCTCTTTGATCTCCAGTACCTAGCACAGTTCCAGGAGCAGATACAGTTTTTCCAGAGACAGTTTGTTTGGTTCCACCAGTACCTGTTAAGAACTGAGATGGATCTACTGGGTTATTTTTTCCCTTGCGAACTTCAAAGTGCA